ATGGCGCGCGATACCGGCGACTTGTCAGGGCTGGAGGAGTTTGTGCGAAAACGACTCGCGCAGCCATGGAATCAATCGGATTATTTGTCAGGCGACAAAATTGAAAAAGCCTGCGGCGGTTATGTGCTCGGCGAGGCATGGGTCGAGGGATCAAACGCGGCGCCAATTTTTGCAACGGTTGACGTTCAAAAGGACCACTATTATGTGGTCGTGCGGCAATGGGCGACAATCGACAACCAATTTAGATCGCGACTGCTGGAGCGCGAGCGCGTCGTCTCGACATCGCAAATACGGGACCTTGCGGATAAATGGGAAATACCGCAGGAAAGTGTAGGCAGTCGGCGCGTTTTCCTGGATGGCAATTACAATACCGCAGAGGTGCAGCGCATCGCGGCAGATAACAATTGGGTAGTTTTTCGCGGCGACAAGGCCAAAGATTTTATGGACTCAAACACTGGCACGCGTCGCATGTTTGACCATGCACAACGGGTCGACACTTTCCTCGGGCTGGGCGATAGGCCCGGAGCACTGGGGCGGGTGGCTTATCAGGTGCGGTTTTCTAAAAGCACAGCCTTAAACACGCTTATGATTTTGAGATCGCTAAGGGATAACGACGAGAAACCAATTTGGACCTACGCTAACAACGTTGGCACGACCTACGAGCGGCAAATTAACGCATGGCAAAAAGTCAGCAAAACCAAGCCGGACGGGTCGGCGTATTTTGATTTTATTAATCGGGATTCACACAACGATCACTTTGGCGACTGCGAAATCATGAACGTGGTTTGCGCTGCAATGGCTGGATTGATTGGAGCTAGTAACGCTGAGACTGTGGAGGATTCGGAATCGTAAATTTTTGCGTTCTTGACAATGCAAGCTTTTTTCTTAGAATATGCGCAATGCGAGCGCTATTATTTACCGTATGGATACATTCGGGCAAGACTGCAACATCTACGATTAACGCACTGGAGACACTGGCGCAAGGTCAGTTTGAGACGGTAACGCATGGCGGCGCGCGGATGGTGCGTGCGTCATTGTCGGGCAAATCATTTGATTACGAGATGCCGGCAAATTGGGGCAGCAATGATTTTATCGAGTCAGTGCGGGTGGCTTACAAGCGCGTTTTGATACAAGGCGCGGCGGGGCAGATGACTGACACTGAGCTGCAAGACTTTGTTTTAGACAGTAACAACCAAGTGACAGACTCTTACAGCGTGCGAGTGAGTAATTCAAATTATGGCCGTTAAACCAATCAAATCAACATTTGGCAAAATTGGCAGGCGGTACGCATCCAATTATAACACTTCGCGCAGCGGCAGTAATGAGTTTTACGCGGGCGGACGTAACGACCAGCGGCGGCTAAGTAACGGCCAGATCGCAAAGGACATCAACGAGATGATGAGCCAGCACCGGCACAAAATGATGCTGTGTGATTCTCGTTACATTTTTCAATCTTTTAGCTCAGTATCTGGCGCGGTAAACCAGAAAGCCAATTACGTTTATGGCGGATCTTGGCGGCTACAATCTGGCAGCGCTGACAATGATTTTGCAGATGCGGTCGAGGAAGACTTCAAGCGGCTAGACCGCATGTTTGATATTCGAGGCTCTAGTTTCAGCTTTCGCAAAAATGTTTGGCGCGGGTCTAAAATGCTAGACGTTGACGGCGATTTTTTCGTTATACTAACAGAGCAGGACGGCACACAATTTCCTAAATTACAGTTTATCGAATCGCATAAGGTCGGCGATTGGGGCGACAGTGCAAGCGGTTATGTTACGGACTCGAAGAAATATGCTGGGCGCAAAATACAAGCGGGCGTTATTTACGACGATTATATGGCGCCAATCGCTTACAGGGTCAAGGACGACTCACGCTCTGTGGGCTGGCAGGATGTACCGGCCAACAATATCGTTCATTTTTGCGACATGGAATGGTATAGCCAAGGGCGCGGCATTCCCAGCATTTCTAACGGAGTGTTAGACTGGTACGACCTGAGCGAAACGCGCGATGCTCAAAAGGTAAAAGTCAAAAGCAATTCGATGCTGACAATGGTTGAGTCGAACGAATCCGGAACGCGCGATATTAACCGCGAGATGATGGGCATGGGAGGCACAAGCACAGCGCCAGCGACGACCTACATGGATTCTGGAATGGTGCGAGTCATTAAAAACGGCGGCAGCTTAAAAGCGCATACATCAAACGATCCTAGCGATGGCTGGATGTCATTCACGAAACGCATTGAGCAGAGCGCATTTTACGCATTGGGATGGCGGCGCGAGATGCTAGACAGTTCGGATGTCGGCGGGGCTGGCGTGCGTGGCTTTGCAGCTGACATTAACAAATCAATTGCAGCGCGGCGCGAGGTGCTAGAGTCGGGCTATGTTAGGCTGGCACAGTACATCATAGCAAAGCGCGCCAAAATGGGAGCTTATACTTTGCCGGTAGACTGGTGGAAAGTTTCATTTACTCGCCCGCCTGAGTTTACAGTGGACGAGGGACGCATGAGGGCGGCAGATATTGAGGACTTGCGCGCGGGACTAATTACGGCAACGGATATTGTGCAGCGGCGCGGGCAGGATTTCGGCGAGCAGTTGGTCATGCGAGCAAAAGAGATTAAAAAAATCAATGACTGCGCGGCCGAGTACGGCATCGACGCGGCGGAATTATCACGCATTACACGGCCGGGCGATATTGTCGCAGGTCAACAATCGAGCGAAGGCGGCGAGGATGAAAACAGCGAAGCAGAAAGCGATGCGTTGAATTTTACAAATCTTAAAGCCAAGTTTGACGCATACGGAACGGGGGTTCGGGGTGGAGTGATAACGCCACAAAAGGAAGACGAGGACGCATTTAGAATCGAAGCCGGACTACCAACAATGGGCACACCGGTAAAAGAGGCGTGGGTCGAGGATGGCGGATACCGTAGGCCGATCACTTTACAATCTGGCACGGAGTCAGAGCAAGCGATTCGCGAGCAACAATCTAACACAGAAAACAATGATTAAAACTTGGTACAACATGACGGCGGCAACGGGCGAAAAGCCAGAGGCCGAGATCTCAATTTATGGCCCAATCGGAGGCTTTGACATCAACGCAAAGGATTTTGCCGAGGATTTAAAAGCGATTGATTCGGATGTGATACATTTACGGGTAGATAGCCCGGGCGGGTCAGTGATTGACGGTAACAGCATTTACAACGCATTAACGCGGCATAAGGCTAAAATCATTACACACATTGACGGACTAGCGGCCAGCATGGGGTCGGTTGTTGCCATGGCGGGCGACGAGATCCATATGGCAGACAATGCGTTGCTAATGATTCATGAACCTTGGACCGTAACAATGGGCAACGCGGACGAGCTGCGCGCAGATGCTGACAAGCTTGACAAAATGTCGGGCGGCATTTTACGGGCATACAGTCGCAGCCAGTACAAAGAGGACGAGATTAAGGACCTCATGAAGGCCGAGACATGGCTCACAGCGCAGGAAGCATTAGACGCGGGATTTATTGACCAAATCGAGGGCGGCTTTCGCGCGGCGGCGTCAATCGTTGACATGGCGCAAGGGTTCGAGCACGTGGTGCCAACTGACAAAATTATTGCCAGCATGACAAATAAAATGTCAGCCATTGAAAAGTCACGCGACGAGATTAAGGCGCAGCTAGTTGCTCAGTCACAGGAGCTAGTAGACGCCCGAGCAGAGGTCGAGGCGGCAGAGTTTGCAAAGGCTGAGGCTGCGGCGCTAATTGACGCAGCACAGGGGCAGCTAGAGCAAGCCAAGGCAGAGGCGGAAGAAGCACAAGCGGCAATGCTAGCGGCAAAGGTTGTCACTGACGAGGCGATTGCACAACGCGCGGCTGAAATCATGCAAACAAGCTCACATTCACCGGTCACGGATTATGGCAAAGATGAGCCAGTGAAAATGACATCTGAAGATTTTTGGGCAAAATATCAAGCGGTAGGCGCTAGCGAAGGGCTGGACGCCAAGAACGAATGGTATAACGCAAACAAGCATTTGAAAATTTAACTCAAATTCAATAACACTAATTAGAATAATATTATGGCAAACACAATCGCAGGAGTAAATCTCGCAGAAATCGCACAGAAAAGCCTTCCGGGGCTTTCGTCTTTATTTGCACCATTAGCAGGCATTCATACCGACTTTTCGAGCGACATCGAGTCACGCGGCGAATCTGTAACAACACGCTTTCCAACTAAACCAACGGCGTCTAGTTTAACGGGTGGATACGTTGCTGCGGCTCAGGATGTAGCAATGACAGCGCGCACAATTACTTTGAACCAATTTAAAGGTTTTGTTTACGGTTTTAACGACGTTGAGCGGACAAAATCAAGCGTTGATTTGATGTCTCTATTTATCGAGCCAGCACAGCAAGCAGTCGGTGATGCGGTATTTGGTGACCTTTGGAATCTGGTAACGGCATCCAACTTCGCAACAAATAGCGTTATTACTGCGGCCAATT